ATGTCAAGAGACGTATCTGGCGGGTGCCGTGGCTGCGCCAGCTACTGAAGGTGCCGGCGGATGCGGTGTGGCCGCGGTACATGACGGCGCCGCATCCGCGGGCGGTGGGCACCATCGGTCCGGAGTTCTGCGAGTGGGCCGAGCGGCGTTCGGGGAAGCCGTTGCGGTGGTGGCAGCAGCTCGTCGCCTGCCGGCTGCTCGAGGTCGACGTCGACGGGGCGCTCGTCTGGGAGGCGCTGGTGTTGACGCTGGCGCGGCAGGTCGGCAAGTCGTGGCTGCTGCGCGAGCTCTGCCTGTGGCGCATCCATCAGGGCGACCACTTCGGCGACGCCCAGCTCGTGCTGCACACGGGCAAGGATTTGTCGATCTGCAAGGAGATGCAGCATCGGGCGCGGTTGTGGGCGAAGGCGCAGCCTGACCTGTTCAAGGTGCGGGAGGTGAACGGCCAGGAGGAGATCGAGTATCTGGCCGACGGCAGCCGGTGGATGTTGCGGGCGAAGGAGGCTGTCTACGGGTTCTCGGTCGACCTCGCCGTCGCCGACGAGGCGTGGAAGGTGTCGGCGGCGTCGGTGGAGGAGGGGCTGGTGCCGACGATGATCGAGCGTGCCCAGTCGCAGCTGATCCTGGTGACGACGTCGCATCGGCGGATGACGTCGCTGGTCATCGATCGGCGCACGGCCTGTCTCGAGCATCTCGATGCGCCGGCGGGGTGGTCGGATCTGTTTATCGAGTGGTCGGCGCCCAGGTCGTGTCAGCTCGACGATGTGGGGGCGTGGCGGCAGGCGTCGCCGTTCTGGCATGCGCGCCGTGAGTCGCATATTCGTCGGGCGTTGGAGCGGGCGACGGCGGGCAAGTCGATTGATTCCGACGAGCCTGATCCGTTGGAGGCGTTCCGGTCGCAGTGGTTGAACGAGGCGCCGCTGGTGGCGGAGGGGCCGCAGCACGGTTTGCCGTTGTTGGGGGACGGGACGTGGGCGGGGCGGCATGGGTCGGTGGTGCCGGTGGGTGCGGGCTGGGTGGCGTTGGCGGATAACGGTGGTGAGGGTGCGGCGGTGGCGTTCGCCGCGGTCGACGCGGCGGGGGTGTTCGAGGTCGATGGGGTGGTGTGCGAGTCGTGGGATGAGGCGTTGGTGTGGGCGCGCAAGTTTGTGGATGCGTCGCCGGGGGCGCGGTTGGTCGTCGATCCGGCGGTGGAGGGGCAGGTGCCGCGGGACTTCCCGAACCGTTCGGCGGTCTCGCGGGCTAAGGCGGTGGACGCGGCGCGGGCGCTGTCGTTGCTGCGTGATCTCGTGGCGACAGGGCGGGTGGTCCACGACGAGACGGCGGCCCTGGACGCACAGCTCGAGGCGGCGCGGGTGCGCCTGGTGGCCGGGTCGGGTGTGTTGGCGTTGTTGCCGGGGGCGCGTAGCGATTTGTTGCGGGCGGTGTTGTGGGCGTTGTGGGCGGCGCAGACACCGACGCTGGCACCACGGGTGCACTGAGGCTGGTTCGCGGCTCTACGGGCTTTGCAAAGGCCTGTGCTCGGCTGAGAATCTCGCTGGGCGCGTTGTCGTGTGGCTAAGATGCTGTCCCGGTGGAGTTTCGTACCCCGTCGGGCCTCGTCGTGCACGAGCGTTCGCTGATCCCACGGGATGACACGCCGGTGACGCCGAACGCCAACGATCCCGCTGCGCTGCCGGGTACGGTCGGTCCCCCTTCGGCCGTGCCCGGCGACCCTGACGGTGTCGTGTTGCTGTCCGAGGGGGAGCCGTCACCGTGGCCACGCAGCATCGTGCGGCCGTCGGCGTGGTCGGGGTGGCCGGCCGAATGGTCGACGCCGTTGTGGGGGCATGCGCAGGCGTTGACTGACACGGCGTGGCTGTGCGTCGACCTGAACAGCTCGATCATGTCGATCATGCCGCCCTACCTCGTCAACGCCGCGCCGTCACTCTCGGCTGACTGGCTGGTCAACCCGGACCCTGACCGGTATCACTCGTGGGTCCAGTTCGCCAAAGCCCTGTTGTGGGACTTCCAGTTGGGTGAGGCGTTCGTGTTGGTCACGGCCCGCTATGCGACGGGGTGGCCAGCCCGGTTCCACGTGGTGGCGCCGTGGATGGTCAACATCGAGATGGACGGCAGTGCGCGGCGCTATTCGATCGGTGGGCTGGACGTCACCGCCGACCTGTTGCACATCCCGTATCAGATCGCTGACGGCGAGGCGCACGGTCACGGGCCGTTGGAGGCTGGTGCCGGTCGGGTGTTGGCGGCGCGGATGTTGGCGCAGTACGCGACGAATCTGGTTGCCGGTGGCGGTCTGCCGGCGGGCACCCTGACCCATCCGGACGAGTTGACGGCGAAGCAGGCGGGTGATTTGCAGGCGCAGTGGGTGGAGGCGCGGATGTCGTCGCTCGGCTACCCGGCCGTGCTCAGTGGCGGGGTCGAGTTTTCGGCGCAGTCGTATTCGCCGGAACAGCTCGCATTGGTCGACTTGTCGCGGTGGAATGAGTCGCGGATCGCTGTGCTGTTGGGTGTGCCGCCGTTCCTCGTCGGCCTGCCCTCCGGTGGCGACAGCATGACCTACTCCAACGTGACGGCCCTGTTCGATTATCACTGGCGGGCGGGCCTGTCGCCGAAGGTGACGACGTGTATGGCGGCGTTGTCCGGGTGGTTGCTGCCCAGGGGGACGACGCTCGAGGTGAACCGTGACGAGTACGTCAAGGCTGACCCGTTGACCCGGGCGCAGACATGGGCGATCTACAACACGTTGGGTGTCCTCGACGCCGCGGCGATCGCCGAAGCGGAACGGTTCAACGTCGCTGCGCCGTCACCGACGCTTACGTCAGGAGTGCTCCAATGACTGCTACCGATGATGTGAAGTTGGAGCCTTCGGGTGAGCCCCCAGACGGTGTCGCCATTGCTGGGGGCTCACCCGAACCATCAGGTCCGATCCTGTATCGGGCGTCGGGGGCGATCACCGACGTCCGTTACCCGGAACGGACGATCGAGGTGATCGCCCATCCGTACAACGAGGAGGCGATCGTGCCGTGGTCCGACGGGCGCATCGTGTCGGAAGTTTGTGATCCGGGCGCTTACACCGGGATCGAACGCAGGGCGGCCCGCATCCATGTCAACCGGGACCATGCCCGCGAACGGGCCTGCGGTCGCACCGTCAGCCTGCATCCGGAGCGTGACGAGGGGCTGGTCGCCAACCTGCAGCTGTCACGCACCCCGCTCGGCGACGAAACACTCGAGCTGGCCGCTGACGGTGTGCTGAGCGCGTCGGTCGGTTATCGGCCGATGCCGGGTGGTGAACGTTGGTCGCGGGACCGCCGGCAGGTGCATCTCACCAAATGCTGGCTGGTCCACATCGCGTTGGTGCCTGAACCGGCGTATGAGGGGGCTGCGGTGCTCGCGGTGCGTGACCGGCCCGATCAGATGACCGAGCTTGTGACCCGTGTCGTTGCGGCGATCTCGCCGCCGGTCCAGCCGGTGGCGACACCGAACCTGGACCAAGTACTTGCTTGGTTTAACTCCGGGCGGTACGGTTCCCGTCTGACCGAGTAGTCCGCTCTGGCTACCGGGCGTTGTTGAGCACTGGGTGCGCCGCCCGTTGTGGGGCCGAATCGCTGACTACGTGTAACCCACGCCGCACTGGGTGCGGTGGTGATCCACGTAGGAGTGCCCCCTATGTCCGCGACCGATGCCATGATTCGCCGCCACGAGGCGGAGTTCGAAGAGCGTCAAGCCTTCATCGAAGGGATGATCGCCGGCGCCCAGGAGAAGAACCGCGACCTCAACGAGCAGGAGATGAAGATGATCGGCGGCGCCCGTGAGCGTCAAGCCGAGCTACTCACCCAGCTGGAGCCGTTGAAGGCGACCGCCGACATCGCCAAACAGTCCCGTCAGCGGACCGCCGAACTGGATGAGGCGATCCACACCGCTCGCACCGGCAAGCTCGTCGGCAACGTCGAGTACCGGTCGGCGGCGACGTATGTCGCCGATGTCTGGTCGTCGCAGATGGGTGACCGTGACGCCCAGGCTCGGCTCGAGGTGTTCAACCGGGCCGCCGCCCACCAGACGACCGCCGATAACGCCGGACTTTTGCCCGAGTCGATCGTCGAACCGGTCCTCAACCTGGTTGACGCTTCACGGCCGGTGATCTCGGCGATCGGCACGACCGATCTCGGTTCGGGGTCGTGGGCTTACGCCAAGGTGACGCAACACACCCAGGTCGATGTGCAATCAGCTGAGAAGGCCGAGATGGCTTCGCGCAAGATGTTGATCACCAAGACCAGCATCACCGCACCCACCTATGGCGGCTACGTCAACGTTTCGAAGCAGGATATTTCTCGGTCGTCGCCACAGATTCTCGACATGGTCATCAACGACCTCGCCGCCGAGTACGCCATCGAGACCGAGAAGGCGGCGGTCGCCGACCTGCTCGCCGGTGCGACTGCCGG